GAGATTCTGATGCCGTGCGCGTTTTTTGGCACGCACGGCATCGGCCCACTCACGCGTGCGCTTGAAAAGTGCTTCGGCGCGCGCGTTCCCGGAGATGCGGGCAGCAATCGCTTCACGACGGCGCTTCGTTTGTTCGTCGAAAAACTGGTAATTCAGGTCCCGGGTCTCTTCCATTTTCCGGCGCTCGATCGCGTTCATGCGCGCCACGAACCGGTCGGCTTCGCGCAGATTGGTAATCGAGATCGGGTGATACTCGGGCGGGCACGGTTCATCGGCCTGGCCGGGAAACGAAAACTTCTCCGGATCCGTGTTCGATTGCCATACCACGATCGGATCCCACAGGCGCGCGCTCCGTTCCCGCATCTGGCCGTGCGGACAGAACGGGTATTCCCCGAACTCGATCTCGTGCCCGCATTCCGGACAGGTAGTGGTCATTGGGCCCTCGGATCGAAGATCTTCTGGTAAGGGTAGCTGTTGCGGATTTTGGCCACAAAATAGCTGCCGGAACCGCCCGATTGCTGCATATTCCAGTACTCGGTCGCCGGCACGCCGGAGTACTGATAGATGCTTCCGTTCACGAATTGAATCGTCAACGTCTCGGTATCGGGATCGTAGTCGTACGACTGCAGGTGTGACGATTGTGCAATAGGCATGTTAATACTCGCGTTCTTCGTAAATGCTCGCGTCGGTGCGCTCCTGGTATCCATACACCCATTGGGCATACTGACGTTTTCGCTTCTCCTGGGGCGCCAGCGGATTGCGGCCGGAATAAGCTGCGATCCGGGAACTGCGGAAATAGTTCGCATCCCACTTGTAAAGCGACACCAGAATAAATCCGAAACTCATGATGCGATCATCGTAGCCCCCATACCCGGCTTTCAGCGATTGCACGAACTGATCGCCCTGAAGTGAGGCCATCTCCTGCACGAAAAATGGCGAGCAGATTTCGATGTCCCCGTCACGCAACAGTTTGACGAGGAGCTCGATCATGCCGTCCCGGAACCAACTGGTCGTGTACACGCCAATCTTGTGATAGCTGGACAGTTTCTGCTGCCGGTTGTCGAGCTGCTTGTCATTCCAGGGATGAAAATTACTCCATCCCATCTGGCGGATTAAATTTTGCGCCATGTCGCCGTGCCCCTTGCATTCAATGGCGATGCGCGGCTGTTGCACCATGCCATTCGAATCGGCGACAGAGTAAAGCGTGCCTAATGCGAGCGCAAACGGCCAGCTGTCGAGCGCGTTCATCTTCCCGCTCGCGTACTCGAACACCTGCTTGGTGGGTCCGTTGATGCTGTATTTCCGCAGGCCTTCGAGCACTGTCCTATCTTTGTCGATGCCATCCGAAGTGTCCATACCGATCCCATAGGTCTCGCCTTCGACGGGCATCTCCCAGATGTAAATCTTTTCCGTGCCGGCCTCGAGCGGCCAACCGTCGAAGCGCAGCGGAACGAGCTCAAACTCGAGCGGATAACTGGTCATGCGATCGCAGCGGATAGTAATTGAAGGCTGATTGGGATTGCGCAACAGTTCAGACGGCTGCAGGCGCGGGTTTACGATTTCCGCCGCCCCGACTAGGCCGTATGCACCCAACAGTTCCTGCCGGTGCGCATTGTCCCGGTAGAAAGTAATGGTCTCGGTCGGGAAAACAGAGATAGCTGTTGACTGAAAGGCTTCATCATCGTTCGACGGCATCTCTTGCAGGAATTTATTTAACCGTCGCTCACGGATCGCGGCGTCGCGTTCGCACTCGTAATACCAGATCTGTTCGAGCGGCATGTGCCAGTCGTGACCCAGGCGGGTATAGAGGTACTCGGTTTTTTTCACGTACTGTTCGGCGCCCTGGGCGTGGGCCGCGGCCCATGGCAACATGCGGGTCGAATAATCCGCCGGCACGGGATGCGCACGCAACCAGTGGCTCTTCGGGTAGAGCCCGCCCACGAACCAGGGCAAAAACAACGGCCGTAAGCGCGACCGTCGTTCCGGCCAGCCCGCTTTGGCGGAAATCCATTTATGGTGCCACCAGTTGTTCATGCCCTTGGCAGTCGACTCGAGCGCCAAAAAAGTCTGCGGAGAGTCATGCATGGCCCGCAGCAAAGAGCTGTCGATTAAATCGGAAACCTTGAATTCATCGAACTCGGAGAGCTCCGAAATATGAGCCTTGGTGGGTGTGGTGCCCCGCGCGATCCCGGTCGATTGCTGCCCGTGCTGGAGCGTCAGCGCGCTCCCGTTAAGCAGTTCGAGGAATTTATTCTCTCGACGGTACTTCTCTCCAGGCCGCATCCAGAACGGGAGGCGCTCCAGTACGAAGTCCAACATATCGAACAACAGTCCGGTTTTGTCCTCTGTACTCGATGCCAAAAACGCATTGGTATGGGCCTGAAACAGCACCGCATGCAACAAAATCAGAGAGATCACCCGCGACAATCCCAGTTGCCGCGCCTTCAGGATGATCAGCATCAGGCTGATTTCCTGCTCCTGCATCTCCGCCAGAATCGAGAGGAATATCTGCTGCGAAATCCATGGCTCCATCCTGACCACGCGATCCTCATCGGATTTAATCCAGCCATAGCGGGAGACGAAATAGGAAAAATCCGCACGGCACAGGATCATTTCGTTGCGAATCAGCCGAATTTCATCCGGCTCGAGCGTATCGCGCCAGTCTCGTCCGGGTGCCCGGACGCTCCTCAGCACGCCCGACTCATCGGGCTCGACGATGGAGTTGAAATGCGCGCAAAACTGTTCGGTTTCGATCGCGCTGTGGTACTCCGGCTCAAAATTCCCCGGCTTTCCGGCCCAGCGCGCGAGGGTCGCGTTAATGATCTTCGGGTGGAACATCTGGCACCAGAAACGGCGGATTGGGCGTTTCGGGAGTTTCGAGATCCCTGCTCATTTCGATTACTTCCTCATCGAAGCTGCGCAACTTGGCTCGGCTCGCGAGATCAGGAAGATCGCTCACCTGGCCTGCGGCCTGATTAAAGATATTGATGCTCGTCCCCTTGCGGTCAGGAAGCGATCCCGCCATGCGGAAAAATAGCTCGCGATCGCGGAAGTTCTCCTCTTTCTTGGCGAACTGGATGGTGTCCAGCAGCAACTCGGGATGCGCAATGGAACTGACCATGCAGCTTTCTGCCGCCTTCGACTCCCAGATCGCTCTGCAGACTGAGCCCACCAGCTCCCCGGGCGTCACCTGCGCCAGGTCGCAAATCTGCTCAGGCCAGCAACGAACTTTATCGAACGGCCGAAGTGTCTGGTAGCAGTCGCGAAAGCGCGCCATGGCGGTGTCGCCTTTGCGGGCCGCGAGGTCCACGAAGTGGATGTAACGGCGCCAGTCGGGCCGGATGTGGCGGAAGGCAACCGAGAGCGGACTCTCTCTTGCCATCCGGAATTTCTCTCGCTTGGGCTCAGCTACGTTGATCGGCGGAGGCGGCAGTTTCAGCGGATTCTCGAACTGCTCCTCCCCGCTCGATGGCGGCAAGGATACTCCGCCAGTCGTCCGGTGCTTGCCAGGTTTCGCCATAGATGTTCCTCTGTTCGGTTTCCCAATCGACGATGGCCCGCATCATGGCCGGCGATCCCGCCACTACGCCATAGCGCTCCGCAAAAGTCCTCTGCTCCTGCTGGATACGGGCATGATCTTCCGGTGTGACCGTGTGCAGATCATCGAGCGTGGCTTGATGGATTTTTACCTCAGCTGGTGCGGGAGGGAATATTAGTTTTTCTAATAAAAAGACGATCTTGTCGAGCGCATCTGCGACGCGACCTAACTCGACATGCAGCTCAAGTAACGTCATCGGCCACGGAGCGAGACCACTTGATTTTCCAGGTCCGTAATGCGGCGATTGATGCCGTCGAAGATGGCATCGAGCTCACTGCGGCTCAAAGACATCTCCACAGCATCGAGGGGAACTGCATTCTGCAACAGCGGCGAGCCCTGGAAGTGCAGGCAATATAACTGCAGGCTGCCGTCGGGATGTTGCCCGAGCACCACGGCCGGGATCACGCGCTCGCCACCTGTCGTTTCGCGCGACCCGGGTGCCACGATACGCACGATGGCACCGACCTCGACCTGTTGCGCGGCAATCAGTCCGGCCATTACTTCTTACCCCCAAAATGGTACGGCTCCCGGTTCATCTGGTGCACGCGGAGGCCCGCGGGGCCCTGATCAATTTTGGCCACGACGGCATTACTGGACGTAGCCATGCCATCGATCACACCAGATCCGGTACGGGAAATGCGAAGACCGGGCAGGTCACTTTCCACCTCGCGGCCCTCGAGCGTGACACGCTGATCGCTGATGGAAATTTGCCCCCCTACTTCGCGGGGACCGCGCGCCGGCTGAGAAATAGGGAGGCCATGCATTTCGCGAATCTGATCCGGAGGATGCCCGCCCGGGACCGGCGCAGTCGAGTCCACCGCCTCGCCGCGAATGGTCTCGGTCGGCGCTCTCTCGCCCTCCACCACTACGTCGAAGCGATCGCTCAGGGGAATGATTTCAGGCTGCGGCTGATCGGCCCAAACCTCCAGTTTTACCTGGATGGTGATTTTCACCCGAGGCAGGGTAAGGTGCGGTTTGAAATAGGGAACGGCCGCAACGAATTGTCCAAAACGATTGGTTAATACGTGCGCTACTTCGCTGCCATCTAATTCGTTATACGTCAGCATTGAGGGCAGCGGCATATTATTCGCTCAGTATAAGCCTTGTTTACTTCGGCCTAGTAAACAAGCGAGCGCCCCGTTTTACCAGGGCGCTCACGAACTGCTTGAGTCAGCGTGTATGCGGGGTTGGTGCCGGCGGTGCCCCAGTAGGAGGCGGAGGCACAGTCGGCCCAGTCGGCGGAATTGGTGGCGTTCCGCCCGACGGTGGCGGCGTTCCGCCGGATGGTGGCGGCGCTGTGCCAGGCGGAGGCTCGGGCGCGGGCGGCCGACCCGGTGCCGGGACTTCCATCCACCCATATATCGGGCTCCAGACCCAGATCGATCCGCCTCCGATTGGGGGCAGTGCTACGGGTGGTCCGCCAGGTGAACCGGGCGGAAAGATCGGTCCACCACCAACGGTCGGCGGTTGTCCCGGCGGCAAGTAGATCGGTGGACTGGGCCATGGGCCAGGCGGGCCGGAAACTCCTGGCGGGTAGTAGATCGGTGGGCTCGCGACCGGAGGACCACCTGGAGGTGGCCAGATCCCGGGCGGCGGGCCGGGTAATGGCGGCAAAGGTTGAACGGGAAATACCGGCGGAATATGGATCGGCGGGCTGGGCCACGGGCCAGGAGGCCCCCAGATCCCAGGCGGTTGACCCGGTGGTTGGGGCGGGAAGATCGGGCCTCCACCAATTTCAGGCGGGAAGATCGGCCCACCGCCAATTACTGGTGGTGGTGTTGGATGTGGACGCTCCGGCGGGCTCCCTGGCCAGAATCCAGGAGGCGGCCAGATCGGGTGCGACGGAAAGACCGGTCCTCCAGGCGGTGGCCAGACCACGGGCGGTTGACCCGGAGGTGTGGGCGGGAAAATAGGTCCACCACCAATCACAGGCGGCCCTCCAGGCGGCGGCCACACTACGGGCGGCGGCCCGCCAGGCGCAATCGGGTGCGCAGGAAAGACTGGTCCTCCCGGAGGCGGCCAGACGACCGGTGGCTGTCCCGGCGGTTGCCCCGGAGGAATGATCGGTCCGCCGCCGATACCGGGGGGGGACCAACCAGGACCCAGGGGCGTAATCATCGCGAGAAAGGGAGGTGAACTCATGTATCTCCTTGTGATATGTCGATTAATTGAGCCCTCAATTACCGGGAAACCGCGCCTGGGACTCACAAGCGCTTTTAAAGCATGAGCATACTACGAATAAGTCTACAAATGGATGAAAAATGCGCCCACACTTACACTAATACATGCTCGATTGGGGCGCGCGCATCGACGAACTCGCTCACAAGCTGGCTCACGAATATGCCATCGAAGACCGGCTGGCCATCGAAATTCTCCTCACCGGGCTCATCCACTGTCCGCGGACTCCCTCGGTTTGGCTGATCCTCGAAACCGACTGGTATTCCCGCGACTGCCTGGACGGCTGGTTCTCATTCGGAGAAAGCTGGACGCCATGCTCGCTCGCTCGTTTGAGAGTGCGGTCTCCGTGGCGCCAGATCGAAGCCGAAATCACAGAATGGCTGGAGTCGCCTTCGGATGAGCACCTGTTCATTGAGTGCGACTATCAGCGCTACCCGTACTTCCATCACCTCACGCAAGCCTACTATCTTCTGCAACGATCCTTGCGCATCCGGACACGGGCGGCCCGCACGCGACATCCCTTGTCGTCGCTTGACAAATACAACCAGGAGCGCATGACGGACGAATTAAACGCGGCCACCCGCTACGTGCTCGAGGACCGCGCCCAAGCGCGGCCGGCGGATCCACCGCGGTTCATCGAGCCTCCCAATTTTCTCTATCATATCGAGCTTCTCCAGAAGGTGGCCCCCTGGTATCCGGACTGGACGAGCCTGGTCCAGGCATTCGGTTTGATCGCGACGCGCCGGGCATACCTCTACGGCCGCACGGAAACCGACCAGACGGACAACCAGGCGATCGCGCGCGTGCTTCAAGACTCGATTCCCCTGTGGATCCGACGTGCGCTCGAGTTGTTAGTCGAGAGCGGGCGCAAAACCAATACACTCGAGAAACACATGGGCCTCGAAGATAAAACCCGCCGCTCGGGCCACGGAGCGCACCGCGAACTGGTGCGCCTGCACCGCAATGGAATCATTCACTGGAATCTGTCGCGGCAGAGCTGGGAAATCGTGAGCGAGCATCGCGAACGGATCGAGCGAGCGCTCACCGGAAAGGTCTTCGAGTAGCGGCCAAACCCGCCTGACAACGTCATGCGTACAATTTAATGGCATCGCGCTGTTAATGTCGCGGCCAATGAAAAATCTGTGAGTGTTTGCACCGAAAATTGCCATTTTATTTTTGTGGAAAACTTCAAAATTTGCCTTGACACGGGATTGTCACGGGCCGTATTCTTCCAGTGCGCGTCAATTTCAACTAGTAGCGCCCGAAACGGCGCGACTCCCGGACAACCGACGTTTATTTATTGGTGCTTTGGATCGGAGCACTTAGGACTTGGTGTTTTTGTTTTTGCAGTAAGGAGCTTTGCATGTTGCACAAACTTGGAACGCTGATCTACCTCTCCCCCAATCGCAACCATTTCCACCGCAAGTTCAAACCACTCGACGGCTAATTTCGAAGCACCAATTTGAATTCTAGGGGCGGTAAATTGCCGCTTGGGTGGAATTGTGTCGAAAATCAACCGCAATTTGGCAATTGGAGGCAGCGAGATCGGCGCGGTTGTGGGCGTCGACCCGCGGTGCCGGCCGTGGGAACTGTGGGCCCATAAAAAAGGAATTCTCCCGCGTCCGGAGGCCTCGCCGCGCATGCTCCTCGGCAAAGCGCTTGAGGAGGGCATCATACGGTATTACGGCGTAGTTACCGGACGGAAAACTGAATTCCGGGACAAGATCCAACAGGATCCGGACCGGCCCTGGATGGTCGGCACGCCCGACGCATTGTGCATCGAAGAGGAACGCGGAGTGGATGCAAAACTCGTTCACTGGGATCAGCGATTCAAGTGGGGTCACACCGCCGAGGAAGTGCCTGACTATATTCAGCTCCAATGTCGGTGGTATATGGAACTCCTCGACGTGCCCCGGTGGGATGTCGCCGCGCTAATGGGCGAGAACCTGGAGGTGTTTAGCTTCGAGCGGGATAGAAGACTCGGGTGCTTTCTAGTAACGAAAGCGCGCGAATTCTGGGAACGGTACCTCATCGGCGACCAGGAGCCGCCCATGGAGTTTTCCGACGGCGCCAGGCAATGGCTGAAAGCTACGTTTCCCTCGCAGCAGGCCGATATCCGGCCGGCAACGGAAGAGGAGATCGCGCTGCTCGATGAATATGCGGCCGTGCGCGAAGACTTCAAAGAAGCGGCGAAGGAGCGCGAGCGCCTGGAATTTCTGCTGAAAAAAGCCATCAAAGACGCCGAGGGACTGGAGTGGGAACACGGCCGCTTCACCTGGCGCCTGGCCAAAGGCCGGCCCGACTGGAAAAAGCTGGCGGATGTTCTCATGAAAGGATTCGCCCCGGAAGAAAAGAAGGGGCTCATTGGCCAGCATATGCAGCCCGGCAGCCGCAAGATTCACTTCAGCTCGGATTACGGGGAGGAGGAGGATGATGAAACCGCGCGAGGTAATTGAGCGCAACTACCAGTTACTCCTGAACGTGGTGGGGAACAAGAAAATCCGCGACCAGGTCTTCGAGCGTGACGAATTCGACGAAGATAACATCAATCTGACCGAAACCGCTTTCGGGATGGCGCACGCCCTCGGATGGGTTTTAGAGGCGACGCAAACCTCAGTACTCGAGACCATGATCCACGAAATTGAAAACACGCTTCAGGAGTTAGGCATCCTGTATCGGCGAAAGGAACACATCCAATGACGACGAAACCACCTATAAAGAAGAAGCCCGCCGAAGAGCGAGAGGCCGCCATCGAGCCCGCGGTTCAGACACTCGTAAAGCAACCCAGATCGATCCGCGATCTGATTCAAGGGCCGGAATTTCTCGTCGAGATCTCTAGAATTCTGCCGGAGATGATACGCCCCGAGCGCTTCGTGCGCTCTGCGCTCACTGCGCTGATGCGGACACCGGACCTGGCCCAGTGCACGAAAGACAGCCTCTTCCTCGCATTGTTTGATTTGTCGTTCTACGGGCTTGAGCCGGACGGGCGGCGCGCACATCTGATCCCATTCCGGAACCATAAAATGTGCGTGTGCGGCCATGAGCAGGAAGTGCACCGGGGCCACGAGTGTACCAAGTGCAATTGCCGGCAGCGCCGCATTCCCGTCGAGTGTCAACTCATTATCGACTACAAGGGGCTCGCGGAGCTGGTCCGCCGTTCAGGCGACGTCCGTAACATCCACGCCGACGTAGTCTACGATCACGACGAGTTCGATCATTCGTACGGCTCGGGCGCTCACCTGCATCATGTACCGAATCCGAAGCGGGACAAAATAGTCGCGTTCTATTCCTTCGTCACGCTCAAGGACGGAATGAACGACCACCTGATCATGTGGCCCGAGGAAATTGAAGCGGTGCGCAAGCAAAGCAAAATGCCGGATAAGGGGCCGTGGCTGAACCACTATAACGAGATGGGGAAGAAGACCGTCTTCAGGCGGCAGACCAAGTGGCTGGAGCTCTCGCCTGAGACCAATGCCGCGATTGCCCGGGAGGATAAGTACGCCCCGGACTCCGGACGCGCGACGATCGAGGCGACTGTCGAGCAGGACGAGCCCGTAGTCAAGAAGACGCTCCGGGAGCGCCTGCTCGGGCCCGAGCCGGAACCAGAGCCGGAGCCCGAGCCAGTGACAGTCGCGGTCGCGCCGGCGGCCGAGCCGGCCAAGCAAGAAGGAGAGGAGAAATGGTGATCGCGACATTACGGCTGGCTTTACTCATCGTGGGGTTCGTTTTTCTGGTTCTGGCAGCGCTCGAGATCAAATCGATGAAGGCCAACTTCCTGGCCGCGGGCCTGGCCCTGTGGCTGCTGGCAGAGATGCTCAGATGATTCAAATCAATCGGGCGGCGGAGGTCGACATCCCGGTTCCCATGATGGAGCGCCACTTCACTCTGGGCGAGCTGGCCGAAAAGTGGCATATGTCGCGGAAGTATCTGCGCACCTGGTTCGTCCACGAGCCCGGCGTTATCAAGTACGGCAAGTGGCACGGCCGGAAGTTGAACCTGCGCATCCCGGAATCGGTAGCCCTGCGGGTCTACCGCGAACATACCGGCGAGAAGGTTCACCTGGCGAGCTGAAGTGGAAATTTGTATTTCAAACGGCGGGTTTCCTGGGCCATGCGTTCCCGGTATCCGGCGACCAGGTTCAGGTAATGATCGGCGGTGATCTGCGGATCCTTATGACCGAGATATTGAGCGACCTTGAAGATATCGGCACCTTCGGCCAGCATATTCACGGCGAAGGTATCGCGGAAGCGGTGGCAGGCACCCGGAACGCATGCAAGAGAGAGAACCTGGCGCACGAGGGTTGTCGTTTCATGGATCGAATGGTAATAAAAGCTCTCGCCCAGGCGCTGAGCGAAGCCGCGCTCGCCCCTCGCGAGCACGTACAGAGCTTCGCGGTAGAGGTCGATGCGATCGGGCCAGAAGAAAAACACACCCGAACGGGGAAGCCGGCCGAGGGCCTCGATGACCCGTTGGTCGAGTTC